ATAATTACCGGCAAGTTTAAATATACCAACAACAGGGCTAGCAACAATACTAAGTCCTGCTTTAAGTGCTCCATATACTTTATCACTAGCATCAGGTGGTGCTACTGAATAATCTGAATCTTTAAATAAAAACTTTAAACTATTTTGTGCGTTGGGATCAAGAGCGTCATAGGAACTTTTTGCAGCATTTGGTTCCATCTTAGATAGTTCGCGATGTTTTTTAATCGCAAAACTCATCTGTTCAACTTGATTTATTTGAATTGGGTTTAAGTTAGCCTGTTTAGCAGCAGCATAAAGACTAGGTGATACTTCTGCAACAACAGATTGTATCTTCTGAGTCACTGAATAGTACCGCCATT